GCGCTGATTCTGTTATAGAACAAGCAATTAAATAGGCTTGTGAATATTTACCTTTAAGCACAGCTTCGTGATAGTGTTTGATGAATGAGTTAAGTTTAAGAATAATGTCTGCATAATCGTTCATCGTGTAGCTCTTTCTAGTTGTCTGTTGTTTGCTTGCTCTGTGCGCCATGTTTCCCAACGCATTTCAGCAGCTCTAAGCTGCCATTTTAATGTTTCTACTGTTTCTGTGGCGACTCCAATGCCCTTACATAACTCTTGGTATTCAGGGCTACGATATGCTTCCATTTCTTTGGCTGCCATAGTGGATTGATCCGCTTGCGCCATCTTGATCGCTTTAAGAGAATGTTTATAGGCTTCAAGCTCTGCAAGTTGACCTTTGGCTTTCGCATACTCAGGAGCTTTTTTAAAGATAAATTCAATCGCCAAGCTTGGATCGTATTCTGTTTCGTATTCATAATCTTTCATTTTAATACCATCCCATAGTTGTTTATACCTTCTGGCACTACAATATTTTTTTTCTTGACAAGCATATTTTTTTGAAACACATCAAAATCTACTCTATGGTGCCAACGACCATATCTAAAAACTAAACTAGCTAAATCAGGGTGTCTATCAACAAGCATTTGTGACTTTACTTTTGTGCCATCTTTTTGATAGTCCTCTGTATTTCCACCTTTCATTTTTTGTGTTCCTGTTTTGTTTTGCAAAAACGCATTGAATAAAACGGTACACCAGCCTGCCTGCAGTATTCGAATAGATAAGTCCACATCTTCGTTGTAACGCAGCTCCCAACGTATGTTTAAATCGTTTCTAATCAATATGCAAGAGAAGATACGTGTGTTTAATCTAAATGGTGGCATTTCTTCACGATCAGGCGCAAAAAAACGATATTGCAAACCTGCTTGGCCTATATTTTCATATCGATCACAAAAATCTTCAGCAGCTCTAAATATGGCACCCGATCTACAGGGTGTTCTGTAATTGTGATTTAAACGAGCAAATCCATCAATGTTGTCATCCATAATCCAATGAAACGCATGACCTTCTGATATTGCGTGTTCCCAACACCAATTTCTTGCTGGTATGCCACCTAAACCAAGATTTGAAAATGGCAATACAAGAATTTTTTTAGGATCAATTACAGCAGCATATTCATCGTATTCTTGTGGTTCAATCACAATTCGATACGCTACGTTCATTTTTTCTAATGTTTTAGAAGTCATACGTGAATCTGCACGACCTTTAGAAATAATGTAAATAGGATATTTAGGTTTCATCAACATAAACACCTTTTTCACGTTTATCTGCGTTTGTAAATAACACGCTTTTTGTATTAAAACTTATACGTTTTCCTACAATTTCGCTAAACGCATTTATATCTTCTACGTTTAAAAAATTAACTGTGACAGAAAAAATAGGCTTCATATCAAGTTGCACAAATTCAGGCATATCTTGCCATTCTTTGCGCCAATCAAATTCTTCAAATCCAAATAAATCTGTCATTTGAGCGCCATCCACAATCCTACTTGGCTAAAAGAATATCCTAGCCAAATAATTGCATTTGAAAACGACCCTTTGCGTAACTGCAAAACACCGACCATTAAATATCCAAGGCCTGTTGCAGCAATGATTGTTCTTTCCAACATTTGTATTCCCCCTTATTGCCTAGTTTAAATTGCTCGTAAAAATCGTCAAGTAATTTTTGATTCCAAGTGTATTTTTGCAAATATGTCCTAAATTTTTGCAATCCCCATTCATTTCTCCATTTGCATAATTGTCTAACAGCGCATCTATGGCGTTCTAGCTCTAAGTTCTCGCTGCTTAATGACATAATCCTTCATTTCGTAATAGCTGTTGAAACGTGCTAATTTTGGGTCTTTACCGCATTCAGCTCTATACGCTTCTTCAATTTGTTCGTTAGTTATTAACGGATTTTGCTTTTGTCTAATAACTTGATTTTCAATCCATTCAGCTTTGAAACTACGCCAACCTCTTTCGCAGCACATAGTCAAAGCAGCTTCTAAAGTTATTTTAGCTTTTTCTGACTCACGAATTAAACCTTTCATGGCTGTTTCTGTAATAGGTGCTTTTAGTCTATCTCTTAATTTTTTAAAATCTTTCCATACAGATTCATTTACACCTTCAGGTGTATATATATGGTTCTTGGTTAATGGTTCTTGGTTCTTGGTTGGTTGCACGGCCGTTGAACGTTTGTTTAACCGAGCTTGAACGGATGCTTTGCCTGCTTTACTGGCTTGACTTTGACGGCTATGATAACGCTCAATTTCTTCATCAGCTCGCTTGTTATGCCAGCAATTATCTTGCTCAAAAGTAAAAAATTCAGACAGTAAATTGTCAACAATTTGAACATCCGCTCTAATCCGTCGAGCTACTGTTGAACTGTCGTTGAACGGCTGTTCAGTTTGAAAATACATATCAATCATTCTTCGATATGCTAAATCTTCTGCATCTGTTAAATGATTCGTATGGCTCAAATAGTCGCCAATATGAAATGGATAAAAATTCATTACTCCCCCGTTATCCTTACTTTTGTTGTTTTTTTACAACGGACTTCTTAGACTTTAAAACGTCTGAAGAATTGTATAGCTTACCTGTCTTTTCAGTCATTATTGCTTCAATAAGCGTTACTTTTAAACCTTGCTGAACAAGAAAATGCAGACCTTCTTTGTCATAGTAAATATGAACATCTGCTGATCCATCTTTGTTTTCTTTAATTTTTTTGACTATAACTTCCATTAGTGCGCTCCTGAGAAAGCTAATGGACCTAATGCGTTTAAAAGCTGTCTATGAGCTTCTACTTCTTTACTCAAAAAAGCTATTCGCTCTTGTAATACTTTAATTTCAAGATCAGCTTGTTTTAGCATATCTACTAACATTTCTTCTCTAGTCATTTTAACTCCGGCCAAATTAAATGCCACGAATCAGGAAAAATATCCTTACGTGTGATTAAACCATGCGACTCTTTCTCAAGAGTTGCCCCTAAAAACGCAAATTGTGATGCTGGAATGTTGTTTTTTCGCCATTGAGATACAGCATTAGGAGTTACACCAGTCAATTTTGCTACTTTTGTAGTTCCCCCAAGCAGATCAATTATTGCGGAATCTGTTATTTTTAGCTTCATGTAAACGATCTTACATCGTATGTATTTATTTTGCAAATACTTGTTGACAAGCTATGAATTTTGCTTAACAATCAAGTTATAGCAAATTCGCTATGTCATTTAAGGGGATTTTAAATGGATGAGTTGTATCAAGTTATGACCGAAATGGAGCAACGCTTGGAAATAGCGTTAGACAACATGGAATACGGCACAGAATTGTCGCAAGACGATGTGGATGTTATTCGTGCAGCTTGTGGGAAGCCAAACAACAAGCGTAATAACCTATTGCAATCCGTATTTGAAGATTTTGGTAATGTGTTTGGAGGTGCAAAATGAAAGCATTTCCAAACATAAGTTATATAAGTTCTGGAAACGGATACAAATACTCTGAAACGGGTATGGATTTGCGTGATTATTTTGCAGCAGCAATAGCTCCTACTTTGCTACAAGGATTTACTTGGAATGAAGTTTGCAAAGATAGTGATGAAATGGCTAGAGCTTGTTATGCAATGGCTGATGCAATGATGGAGGCTCGCAATGTCTAAATTCTTAGAACTTCGCAAGATTAACGTCAACGATCATACCGAGCGTAAAGGTCGTTTTACTTATCTTTCTTGGGCGTGGGCCACCGATCAATTACTTCAAGCCGATCCTACAGCAAGTTGGGATTACAAGTTATTTCAACAATCTGATGGGTCTTTGTTGCCTTATTGCGCTATTGGCGATACAGGCATGGTGTTTTGCACCGTTCATGCTTTTGGTAAAGCAATGACATCGCAGTTACCAATCATCAACAATATGAATAAACCCATAGCGAATCCTAATGCAATGGATGTCAATACCGCTATGCAACGATGTTTAGTCAAAGCGATTGCTTTGCATGGCATTGGTTTGTATATCTATGCTGGCGAGGATTTGCCAGAAGATGAAGCACCAAAACAAGTGAAGTCTAGTCAAACAATGAAATCTGTAGCAGAAGATATTTTATAAGGGGAAACACATGGCATATCAACCAAAAGAAGGATCAGGAAGTTTGTTTAAAAATGAGCGTAAAGCTACAGACAATCATCCTGACTTTACTGGATCAATAATGGTGCAAGGCAAGGAGCATTATTTATCTGCTTGGACCAAAACATCCTCTAAAGGATCAAAGTTTCTTAGCGTATCAATTGGCAAAGAAAAAATCCCACAAGGATTTAAACCAGCAGGATCAGACGAGCTACCAAAGGATGATCCGTTTATAGATGATAGCACCCCGTTCTAAAGGAGAACACCATGCAGAATCAAATTAAGAATCTTATTACCGAAAGTTCCAAATTAAGTTGGCAACCAGTTGGCGTAGATGAAGAACAACAATTAATCAGCTTTAGGCCCGAAGATTTGTTGTCCGTGATTAAGGCGGTTCTGCACGTTGCTGCCGATATGTGCGAAAACTACTATGATTCAGAGCGTATTCTGAATTATGCAAAAGGAATTAAATGACTTGCCGAGTATGTAAGTTTTTTGTATTTAACCAAAACGATATGATGGGGGCTTGCAAACTCAATCCTGTCGTGGTTAATAAATTGCCACAAGATTGGTGCGGTCAAGAAATACCTACAGAGTATGAAGCTCAAGTTATTCCACCTCATGCAGTAGAAGTAGGGCTTGAATCTGCACCTATACAAGTTGTATATGATATAAACACGGATGAAGTAAAACCAAAACGGGGAAAAAAGAAAAATGCAGGAAATCAAGAGTGAAGCAGGTCATTGGTATGACAAAAACGGCAAACCCTTCTATCAAATCGAAAGATCAGATGGAAAAGGTATGCGAAACACCACTTTGCGAGATGCAAAAAAGCTGGGCCTTTTACCGAGCGTTACTACCATTTTGTCGGTGGCGGCAAAACCTGGACTCCAGAATTGGCTTCAGCAGCAGGCTATCCTTGCAGCCTTAACGCTACCACGCAAAGAAGATGAGTCTGAAGAAGATTATCTTGAGCGAGTTTTAAGCGATTCAAAAGCTCAAGGAAGACAAGCTGCGGATCGTGGAACTCAAATCCATGGTGTTTTAGAGTCATTTTTTGACAATGTATTGCTACCTGATGTTCCACAATACTGTAGAAACGCTGAAAACGCTCTCCAAGCCGCTTTTGGCGCCCGTCTATGGCTACCAGAGCAATCTTTTGGGCATGAGCTAGGATACGGTGGAAAATGCGATTTACACGCTAAAGCAGACAAAGTTAAAGGTATCGCTGGTGCAGTCGTGGATTTCAAGACAAAAGAAGGTCCTTTGGATAAGCTCGTACCTTATGACGATCATATCATGCAGATGGCAGCCTACAGAGAGGGTCTAGGCTTAGAAAATGCTCGTTGCGCTATTCTTTTTGTAAATGGCACAACTAATGAAGTCAAGCTCTGTGAAATATCTGAAGAAGATTTGCAAAAAGGATTAAAGTCATTCTTTCATCTTTTACGCTACTATCAGATTAAATCAGGTCTATAATAACCTTGGGGCTGGTTGGTGATCCCCCGCCAAAATTCCTTCCGTGAGGTCCAGCCCCACCTTAATGTTGTTTTTACACAACATCAAAAAAATAGTTTAAATATTTT